GGGTGCGACCTGTATCTTGACGACAAGATTTTGGCAATCACGCCGCCGAATGTCCCGCGCAAGGTAATCATTCCGCTGATATCGCCAGCGTCCGGCCTGGTGGGCTATCCGACGTTTGATGGTGTGGGCGTCAATTTTCAAACCCTATTCAATCCGGCCGTTACCTTCGGCGGTTCCGTCAAATTGGAAACTGACGTGCAACAAGCGGCCGGAGAATGGGTTGTTACTTCGGTCGGCCATAGGCTGGAATCGGAAAAGCCGGGCGGCGCCTGGTTTTCAACAATAAGAGGGAATCAAAATGGCCTCGCAGTCACCGGACGCTAACGGCATCCCAAGCGGGCAATTGAAGCCTTCCAGCACTTGGGGGGAATTCAACAATATCGCCTTCATGGTGCAGCAAGCATTGTCGAAGATGCAAACCGCGACCCTTGTCCGCGTGGAATCTTGCACGAACGCCGGGGCACTGTCCCCGGTAGGCTTTGTCGACGTCACGCCCCTGGTCAATCAATTGGACGGCCAGGGCAACCCGACGCCTCATGTGACCATTCACAATGTCCCATATTTGCGGCTGCAGGGTGGCGCCAATGGCATCATTATGGACCCACAAAAAGGCGACATTGGTGTTTGCGTGTTTGCGTCCCGTGATATTTCCAAGATCAAGGCGACCAAGAAGCAAGGCAATCCGGGCAGCTTCCGGCAATATAGCTTTTCCGACGGCATGTACCTGGGCGGCATGCTCAACGGCACCCCGACGCAATATGTCCAATTCAGCGCAGCGGGCATCAAGATTCATTCCCCGGTCGCCGTGGTGCTGGAAGCTCCAGATATCCAATTGAACGCGGCTACTGTGGAAATCAACGGCACCACGTCGACCACGGTCACGACCCCAACATTCACGGTCAACGGCGCCACGGTCCTAAACGGCACAATTTCCCAAACTGGCGGGGGTGCGGCGCAATTCTCCGGCACCATGGATGTGACAGGCGACGTGACAGCACAGGGCACAAGCGTTCATAATCATACCCATTCGGGCGTGCAGCCTGGCGGCGGCAACAGCGGACCCCCAACATGACGCAATACAACACACTTTTGCTAGATCAATCCAAATGGGATTTGGTCATTGACAGCGCTGGAAATATCGCAATGGCGACGCCCCCTTACGCCCTGGCGCAAGACGTTGCCAGCGCCGTGCGCCTGTTCCTGGGTGAATTGTGGTATGCGACGACCAAGGGCATTCCGTATTTTGAGGACGTTCTAGGGCACTTGCCGCCCGCGTCCCTGCTGACTGGCTACATTGAAAAGGTGGCCTTGACGGTCCCCGGCGTCGTGACTGCCCAATGTATAATTTCAGCATTCGACGCCCGCGAAATTACCGGACAAATTCAATTTATTGACGAAACAGGAACCGCCAACGGCGTGACCTTCTAAGGGGCAATGATGGCATCCAGCGCAGTACCAAAAATTAAATTTACGGCCGCTGGTTTGGTTATCCCGGCGGAAACTGACGTATTGGCGGGCGTGCAAGCCGACATGAATGCGGCGTTTGGCGGCGGGTTGAATCCGGCCCTTGAGACTCCGCAAGGTCAACTTGCATCCAGCCAGGCCGCCGTTATCGCGGACAAAAACAACGAAATTGCCACTTTTGTAAATCAGGTCGACCCGCAATATGCCGCCGACCGCTTTCAGGATGCAATCGGGCGCATTTACTTTTTGACCCGCAAGCCAGCCACGCCGACCGCCGTTACGGCCACACTCACGGGGCTGGCCGGTACAGTCATTCCCGCGGGCACTTTGGCCCAAGACACCAGCGGCAACACTTACGCCGCGTCCGGCGCCGCAACAATCAGCATTGCAGGCACCGTCGACGCCGAATTCCAAAATATTGAAAATGGCCCGATTCCATGCGCGGCCGGAACCTTGACCCAAGTTTATCAAGCTGTGCCGGGCTGGGACGCAATCAACAACGCGGCCGACGGCACCATGGGCCAGGACGTTGAAAGCCGGGCCGACTTTGAATACCGCCGCAAGAATTCGGTCGCCTTGAACGGCAAAGGGACGCCCGGCGCAATTTATGCGGAAGTGTTCGCCCTGGCGGACGTTCTCGACGTCTATGTCAAGGACAACCCCAGCGGCGACACGGTCCTGACGGGAAGCACCAATTATCCTTTGCTCCCGCATTCGGTCTATGTGGCCGTCGTGGGCGGGGCCGACGCGGACATTGCCGCCGCAATCTGGCGCAAAAAGGACGTGGGGTGTGATTACAACGGCAACACGTCCGTCGTGGTCACTGACGACAGCGGCTACAACTACCCGCAACCGACCTACACCGTCAAATTTGAGCGCCCCGCGGCGCTTCCGGTCAAATTCGCCGTGCAATTGGTCAATGATGTAAGTTTGCCGTCCAACATCGTGCAACTTGTTCAAGATGCCATCATTGCGCGGTTTAATGGGGCCGACGGCACGACACGGGAGCGCATGGGCTCATTGGTGCTTGCAAGCCGCTACTATGGCGCCGTCGTGAGCGTGGCCCCTAACGTGTCCCTTATCAGCGTCTTGATTGGCACCAGCACCCCAACATTGAGCCAGGTCGCCGTCGGCATTGACCAAAAGCCGACCTTGAGTGTTGCTGATATTTCCGTTACGCTGGTCTAGCCATGATTAACGTCGAAGAAACAATAATCAGCCAATACGGCAACAGCGCCACAATCACGCAATTGGTCCGCAATATGGACCAGTACATTGACCCGCGGACGGACTTCGACACGTTTTACGACTTCGTTTGGAATGTGGAAACCGCCCAAGGTTTCGGCCTGGATATTTGGGGGCGCATCGTTAACATCGTTAGAACTTTGCTAATTCCGCCCCCAATAGTAAATTTCGGGTTCAATGAGGCAGGGTCGCAAGCAAAGCCGTTCAACGAAGCCCCCTTTTACGACGGCATTCCGCCAGTATCGGAAACTTACTTTTTGGCCGACGACGCCTATCGTAAATTGATTTTGGTTAAGGCCCTGGCGAACATTTCAGCCACAAATGCGCCGACGCTGAATCAGCTTTTGCAAAATTTATTTGGCGACCGCGGCCGTTGCTATGTCAACGACATGGGTGGCATGGCGCTACGCTATACGTTTGAATTTGACCTTACGACCTACGAATTTGCTATTATTACGCAATCGGGAGCCTTGCCGCGCCCGGCCGGGGTCCAGTCGTCAATGCTCAATAGCGCCTTGCCCCTTTTTGGATTTTCGGAAGCTGGCCCGTCGGCCGCACCGTTTGGGCAAGGCGTATTCATTCCACAAGGGGCAATCAATGCAACTATCTAACATTCCTGGCAAGCTGGTATTGCCGTTCGCCAATGCTGGCGGAAAAAGCACGATTCCGGTCGCCTCTCAGATTGGCATTACCGCTGGCGCCGCATCGCTTACGGACGGATTCCCACCCCTGACGCGCACCCCGATTGCGGCCGGTGGCGTGCCCCCTTCGGGCCTGGACATGAACGGCATTCTTTACGAAATGTCGGCAATAGTCCGTTGGGCTAACGCTGGCGGCGGGTATCCCTTCGACGGCACTTTCGCCACGGACACCAATGTCGGCGGGTATCCAAAAGGCGCCCGCATTATGCGGAGCGACGGGCAAGGGTACTGGTTCAACACGGTCGACAGCAACGTGACCGACCCGGAGAGTGCGGGGGCCGCCGCTGCTGGCTGGGTTCCTGACTTCACCACGGGCGCCGCGACCGTTGCCATGGCGTCTTCAAGCGTCACATTGACCCCGGCGCAATACGGCAAACCGTTGATTGTGATTACCGGCACGCTTACCGCCAATTTGAATTTGGTTTTCCCAAACATTGTCGGCAATTGGGTAATCATCAACAGCACGACCGGCAATTTCACAATTACGGCAAAGACCGCTGCGGGCGTTGGCGTCACCCTTGGGACAGTTACCCCAATCACTGGCGATAGCGTGAATATTTACACAATGGCGTCGGACGCTATCAGCTTCACGCAATCGGGCGTCGGTGCGGTGGTCCGTACTGTGGCTGACGAATTGCGTGAACAGTTTTCAGTATCTCAGTTTGGCGCAAAGTTCGACGGAACTGATGAGTCGAGCGCGGCAATCGCGGCCCTTGCTGCACATAATGTTATATACGTCCCGGAAGGTAAGACGTTAATTGCTAAAAATATTGAACTTTCCGACAATTCAAGAGTGATTGTCGAAGGCGCTTTGAAATTGCCAAGTGCATGCGCTGATTTTGATAGATTGCTTTACGGCGACTCGTTGAGTGATGTAAATATTACAATTAACGAACTTAACGGCAATTACGCTGGTCAAGTCGGTAATATCGGAACGCATCTTATTTATCTGACAAATTGCGTGAGCCCTACAGTCGACTTGCGAAATACCCACGATCACTACGTCGCTAGTGGCGCGGCAACCCCTTCCGTTGATGGTATTCGGAACGCTTCCACCGGGGCTATCTTTCTGTACCAGTGCAGCAAGGCCGACGTAAACGTCAGGCTTTTAGAAGGCTGGGGGCGTGAAGGTATATACCTTCTCAACTGCACAAAATCCGAAGTCACCGTCGGACATTGCCAGGGTAAATACTTAACTGAGTATTCAGGTGTTCAAGTAAGTGGTGTAAATAACTCAATCAATCGAGCGTCCGTCGACTTTGCGGGTGCTTCCGCTGTGGGTTTCGATACCTCATATGGATTTTTATCAAATGTAATCGCAACCAATACCCGCGAAAACAGCGGCGTCAACTTCGGACACACTGGCTATCCGGCAACGGGTTCAGTAGCCGAGAACATAGTCGTTGACGGTTCTTTTGGGGCTGGTATATCAGTGTTGTCGTCATCGCAGGATTTAACAATCAACAACTTCTCTGTACAGAATACAGGTGAGTCCGGTATCCAGTTTTCCGACGGTGTGATTGGTGGAAAGTTGAGTAATGGGGCAGTGTCTTACCCGGCACGCTGGAACCTCGTTGCTGGTGCTGTCGCTGAAATCCAAACATCGAACGTCAAAAGTAGCGTAAGGGATGCGGCGACCTTGCTGGTTAATGTAACCGCGGGCGCTTTTGCGGCGGGCGAGACTGTCACATCCATAGGCGGTTCGGCTCAAGTTAGAAAGGCGTTGCAAAACTTAACAGGTAGCCAACAGCGCCTATTCTTCGTGTCTAATGTCCCAGCATCTTACGTCGTGGGCAACAGCATTACTGGTTCTGGCGGGGCGGTCGGGACAATTGCGGGTGTGTACGTGCCAACAGAATACAACGAAACCGCAGGCGGTCAATTTATTCGCGACCCGCGCTACTTCCCTGGCACTGGCGACCAAATCCGCTTTCCCGACGGTACGGCAATTTACACATGGAATTTAGCTTGTGCCTATACGGGTTCCGGTGCGATTCAGACATTCACTCAAAATTTCTTTAGTAACACAATATGGGCGTCCGCCCCATATGTCACCGCCACTGTGTCAAGCCACAGCAGCACGTCGGGTTTTGTCATCAACTATTTGGAAGCTAACGCAACAACGGCCGCCGCATCAATCATGATTAACGCAACAGCTAACCAAACTTACGGCGTAAATATCATGGCAGTTGGTCGCTGGAAATAATAGGGGTCGACATGGATAACCAGCAACTTTTTAACATGGTTTTCGCCATCGCCGGGGCCTTGGGCGGCTGGTGGATGAAAGCCATGTGGGAAGGTCTTAAAGACCTGCAGAAAGCCGATCAAAAATTATCATCGGAAGTATCCGACTTGAAAGTGCTGGTCGCCGGGGGTTACGTGCGAACGGAAGCGTTTGACAAACTGGCGACGGCCATATTCAGCAAACTTGACCGCATTGAAGACAAAATTGATTTGAAGGCTGACAAACCATGACATTGGGACAAAAACAGCGGTTGTTCACCGCGCTGATTGCGAAGCTGATTGCATACGCATACGCACATGGCTATGAACTGACATTCGGGGACGCATTCCGCGACCCGCGGGTCCATGGTCAAATGGGCGTCAAAGTTGGCTACAGCCACGCATCAAGCAACCACAAGCAAAGGCTTGCTGTGGACTTCAACCTATTCCGCGACGGCGTCTTTTTGTCCAACACGGAAGACCATAAAACACTTGGGGAATATTGGGAATCCCTCGACCCGCTTTGCCGCTGGGGCGGCCGGTTCAATGACGGTAATCATTACAGTATCGAGCATAACGGCATCAAATAGGAGGTGAATCATGAAACCCTGGTATCAATCGAAAACCATCATTGTCAACGCCATTGTGGCCGCCCTGGTGGCCCTTGAAGCTGGCACCGGACTTTTGCAAGCCTATTTGCCCGGCAACTTTTACACCATCATTGCCGTCGGTCTTCCCGTGGTCAACGCGATTTTGCGCGTTATCACCACCACGGCACTGACAGCCAGCAAAGAGGCTTGACCATGTGGAAGCTGATTGTCGGCAATCCCTGGGCACTGGCGGCCCTCTTTGCGCTTGGGCTGGCCTTCGGTGGCTCCGGGGCATGGTGGGTGCAGGGGCAACGCCTGGCGGCCACACAAGCGCGGTTTGACGGCTTCGTCGGTACGGTAAAGGCCGAAGGGGACGCCGCAAAGAAGCTGGCCGAAGCGAAAGCGGCCGAAGACAGACGAATAAAGGAGAATTCCGACCATGAATATCAAATTACTTTGGCTGGTTTGCGTGCTGACAATAAGCGGTTGCGCGACGCCCCCGCCGGTAGCCGTATCGTGCCCGCCGCCCCCGCCGGTTCCCGAAGTCCTGGCCTTGCCTGTTTCGACCGGGCCGAGCTTGAGCAAGCGTTACAGCGATTTGATGCAGGAATTGCGGGACTCTTTGACGAAGGCGACACGGACGCCGTAGGGCTCAACGTGGCACGCTCTTGGGCGGCAAGCATTCGCGCCGGTATGTCCCCTGATAGTCCGGCCAGTGTCCGGCCTTGACCATGTCGCAGTATTGAGCCTGGGCGGCCTTTTCGTCTTCATAGTCCATGTGACCAACGAAACCGAAGACGGCCAGCACCACCAACATTCCGACCGGGATTGTGATTTGTTTTTTCATGGTTCCATCCTGTCCAAAAATAAACGGTAAGCGGCTTGCATGCCTGCACTGTGGCCGCCGTGGGCCTGGTAAGTCTTGACCATTTCGACGGCCACATCGTCCGGGAGCTTGACGGGAAGCCGGGCCGGTTTGCTGGGCTTGCTTTCAAACTTCACGGCATCCTTGACCGCTTTAAGCCGCCGGTCAACCTTGCGGCATTCCGGCGGCTCCGGGTCGTTGACGTCCCAATTGAGCCCGCACGGGGCGCAAATCATTTGGTCGCCGTACTGGCGTGCCTGGCAATTGTGGCGCTTCATTGTTGATCGCCCCGTGAATTGATTCGGAAGATTTGCGCAACAGCGACGCCCGCCAGCAACCAAAGAAGCAAGAGGGTGCCGACGGTCATTTCTTTTGCTCCAATTTCCAAGCCTTGTACCACGGGGCCATGTAAATGGCTGAACGGGTCAAACCAACTTTAGCGGCCGCGGCATAGGGCGTAAGGCCCTGTTCCGTCACCATCTTGCGGGCTTTGACCATTGCGGCGGATTCGCGGGCGGCCATTATTCAGCCCCCAGCAATTCGGTAAGGCCCTGCAGCGTGTGCGTGGCTTTCTTGATATCCAGCATGCCCCCCTTGTCTTGCTCCCGCGCCAGGTATGCAATTGCTGTGCCCTTCATGTACCCGCGGAACTCTTCGGGCGTGAGCCAACGGCGCAAGACTTCCCACGGCTGATAGGCGCCCAATTTCTTGTAATGGTCCCCGCCCTCTTGGATATCCAGCACCGACAAGGCTTCGGCAACATTGGGCAGCGGCGAACCGTCGGCCTCAAAGATTACGGCAATTTCCGAAGTCTTCGCGGAGCCCCGGCCGCTGGCGCCCTGGTAATGGGTTTCTTGCGCGTTCGATTCGCTAACCACGAACACGGCGCCGGATTCCCGGTCGGTTAATTTCGTTCCACTTTTGTAAATCACTTCATGCACTCCTTAACGATAAATTCCCGCGCCACTTCATAGGCCGCACCTTCCCACGGTTTGCGCATCCCCGTAGCCTGCAGCCTGATTGCGATAATTTCGACGCCCCTGTGAGCGACCGCCCTGTCATGTTTGGCGACCATCATGTCCCCCAAATAATCGACAGCGTAATGCAAGCGATTGGCCGACGGCCACATGGCGTCGGGAGTGGCCCGCAAATAGGCTTCATAAGCCAGCATGCCGCCAAGTTGGCAAGGGTTCGCGCTGGCCTGCTGTGGGGCCGCCACGGGCTCCCGTTGCACTTGGACAGGACAAGGGCCTTCCGTACCGTCCGCGGCGATTCTGACGCATGCCGCATGCGCCCCCGTGGCCGCCAATGTGGCAACAATCACCACGGCCGCAAGCGCCGCCCAAAAATGCCACTTGGGCACCCAGCGCGGGCCGCAAGTACAATTCCGGCCCTGGTTGCAATTTTGATTACACATGGTCATTTCTCCTTTTTCGGGTTAAGTATCTGGTCCAATT